CCGCCATCGTCTAAAATTTTTCTAAAATTTTTACATTTTACTATTGACTTTTGGAACGCAAAGTGTGATAATCATTGCAACAGGAGTCAAACCCTGCGGCAATGATTATTTTTTTGAACAAAATAGGTGAAAATCAGAACAGGAGGTGGAAAAATGCCGAGAAAGAAGTACAAAACGATAACAGAAAGTGACCGTCACACTATTGAGCGGGCCTACATGATCGAGAGAAAAGAGCCGAAAGAAATCGCCGCCGCCCTCGGCGTCGCCCTCTCAACTCTGTATCTCGAAATTAGTCGGGGGTACACAGGGGACGAAAGCGACGGGAGGCCGTCTTATAGCGCAGACGTAGCCCAAGCCGCAACCCGTCGCCGTGGCCGCTCCTTTGCCAGATAATTCAGAAAGGAGATTGCTATACCATGAAAAACAGCTTCAAAATCCCTGTTTACACCCAAAAGAACGGGCGGAGGGTAGTCCAAGAGGAAATAGTCGAGGCGACATATATCCCTATTTCCGAATGGGGCCACCTCCGCAAACTCCACATCGTACACGCAACCCCGAAATTTGACGGTGCAAATGACTTGATTATCTACAAGGACGACAAGGGGGAGCTTTTCTATACGCTGTCCTTCCGGCAGAGAGTATGAAACATATTGCCTCCTGTTCGTTTGGAAAGGATAGCCTCGCAACTGTACTCCTTGCCATTGAGTACGGGGAGCCGCTGGACGAAGTTCTCTATTGCGAGGTCATGTTTGACGAGCATACCTCCGGGGAAGTGCCAGAACATAGGGACTTCATTCACGAGCGGGCAATCCCGGCTCTCACCGCCGCAGGGGTAAAGGTTACGGCTATACAGTCACCGAAAACCTTTGTCGGGCTGTTCAATAAGCGGATTGCCTCGGGGCCAAACCTCGGGAAAATATGGGCGTGGCCCCTGTGCGGGAGGTGCTACGTTCAAAGAGACTGTAAAACCCGCCCCCTTCAAGCCTACAAAAAGGGCCTCGGGGAAATTAAACAGTATATCGGGATTGCAAACGATGAAGATACCAGGATCGCCCGCCTCGATGGGAAAAACCTCGCCTCACTTCTTGCAAAGTACAAAGTTACCGAGGCCGAGGCTCGGGAGATGTGCGCCCGCCATGGCCTCCTCTCTCCAATTTATGACTTTGCCCCACGGAATGGCTGTTTTTTCTGCCCAAATGCAAAACGCCAGGAGCTACGCCACCTCTACGACCACCACCCGGAGCTATGGCAAAGGCTCTTGACCTTGCAAAGCCTCCCGGACAAGGTGACGGAGAAATTTGACAGAGACCAGCGTTTTGACGAGATCGACGAGGAATTTCGCTTTAACGACGCACAAATCACCTTTGACGACCTGCAAGCCGAAAAGGAGGCCGCTATACCATGCCAAACACCAAAAAAGGCGAGTTAAATTCCGCCGAGAAGAAAATCACCCTCTCCGGCCTCCTCTCCATTGTAGACCCGGAGGCCCAAACCTTGGTAATTCACCACATGGGGGCGGATTGCTACGAGGCCGTCGCCACCGGGCCCGTCCGGGAGGCCCAGGTCGCCCGTTGCGTGGCGGCTTGCGGAGACCAACTCGTCGAGAAGATCACCGTTGACTCGGACGACTGGCCCGACACCCCGGCCCCTGTCCTGATTATCACCATCGGAGGAAAGGAGCCCATGGAATGAACACGATCATTATTGCAAGCCCCCACCGCCTCGACCTGGACAAGATCGCCGCCTCGGGTCAATGCTTCCGTTGGGCCCCTGGCCCCGTTGCCGGGAGCTACCTCGTTCCCACCTCCGGGCGGTGTGCCGTTATCTACCGCCTCGACGATCTGATCCACATTCGGGACTATACCGTCTCGGGCGGGAGTCACCCCGCCGCCCCGGACTGGCGGGGATCGTCCCACTTTTGGGAGAACTACCTCGGCCTCCCGTATTCCGATCATTGGTGGGAGGAGCTCGAAGTCCACGCTCGCCGGGAGCCGGAGTCTTACATAACCCGGGCCGCCGCCTCCGCCTATGGAATGACGATCCTCCGACAAGACCCCTTCGAGACCTTGATCTCGTTCATAATCTCCCAAAATAACAACATTCCCCGGATCAAGGCGAGCGTTGAGGCCCTATGCCGGAGACATGGACGCCGCCACTATATCCCCACCGCCCGGGGGAACTTCCCCGGGGCCGAATGGTGGGATTTCCCGGAGCCGGAGGCCCTCACCGACAAGGACAAGCTCCAAGGGCTCGGCCTGGGCTACCGTGACGAATACATCGCGGCGGCGGCCCGGGCGGTGGCCTCCGGGTCGCTGAACCTCCCGGCCCTCTCGCTGGGGCCCTACGACCAGACCCGGGCCCGGTTGAAAGCCCTCCCGGGGGTGGGAGACAAGGTCGCCGATTGCGTTTGCCTCTACGGGCTCGGAATGGCCCAGGCGTTCCCCGTCGACGTTCACATTCACCGAGTCCTCGAGCGGGAGTTCCCGGAGGGATTTCCGTCCCACCGCTTCCCGGGATATGCCGGATTTGTCCAACAACTCCTCTTTTACCATGAACGCCACCGAGGGAAGGAGGCCGGAAAATGAGCCTTTGCCGAGGCTGTGGAGCCTCTATCGACTGGATCACCACCACGGCGGGAAAGTCTATGCCCGTCGACCCCGAGCCCGTGTTCGTTCTGGAAGGAGCGGGAACGGATCGCTTTGTTACCGACGAGGGAGAGGTGATCCTCGGGCGGCGAGCCCTCCCGGAGGAGGAGTCCCCCGATCTTCCCGTCGCCTTTGTCCCTCATTGGAAAACGTGCCCAAACGCCGGAGATTTTCGGCGAAAATAGGAACTCAAAAAATAAGGAGGTAAATGTCATGGCAACACTCACCACCAAGGAACGGAAAGAAATCAAATGGGCCGAAGTCAAGGCCGCCGCCCAGCGCGGGGAATTGCCCGAGGGGGCCGAAATCAGCTTTACCTTGAAAAACGGCGAGGCCGCGAGCTTGACCGTCGCCGCCGTCAAGGGCGGGCGGGCCTTCCTCATGTTCTCCGACTGCGTGGCGGAGGCCCCTATGTACGACAACTGGCCCGACCGCCCCGTCTCGTGGAAGGAGTCGGATTTGAGGCGATGGGCAAATGAGGAGTTCATTAAAAGGCTCCCGGACGAGCTCGTCGAAATTATCGCCCCGCGGGACATTGTCCAGGTCATCAAGGGCGAGCGCATGGAGACCCGAGACTCCCTGTGGGCTCCGTCATATACGGAGGTTTTCGGGAAATCGCCCTATGCCCCGGACGACGAGACGGAGGAGCAATTCCCGATTTTCACAACGGAGCGGGGCCGCGTGAGAACGATCGACGGCGAGACGTATCCCTGGTGGACGCGGTCTCCCAACACCGGGAATTCGACCGCCTTCTCCTTTGTCAACTCCTCGGGGAGCAACTACAGCAACAACGCGAGCAACTCCTGCGGCGTCGTGCTCGGCCTCTGTGTTTAATCTGGCGGCCCGAGGCCGCAAATCTGAAAATCCCGCCCCCTGTGTGGGGCGGGAAGTAAAACAACCGAAAGGAGATCGCTATACCATGAACGAGAACAAGGAGAACAGAGAAGAATTGCGGGGGGGGGGGCGTTGAACGCCCTACATAGTGCCCGCGCCGAAATCCGAGCCGTTCACCCGGAGGGGGCGGAGGGCGTCGAGATAACGGTAGAAGGCCCAGGCGCGGGGCTCCTCGCCCTATACTCCGCCGTCACTCAAAACCTCATGGAGGTTATGACGAAGCAAGCCCACGTCCCGCCCCTTGTGGCGGCGAAAATGCTCTATGACGCCGCGGCCCACGGGCTCGTGGGCCTCAATATGAAATAACGCCGAAAGGAGATTGCTATACCATGAAAAGCCTTGTTTTGACCGCCCAGGACGCCCGAGACCTCCAAAGCCTCGGAAGCCTTACCGTAACGAAGCCCATCAAGAACGCCCCGGAATATATGGAGGGCGGGCGGATCGTGTGCTCCGCCACCGTCCCCGGCTCCTTCTGCTATGAGCGGAAGGGGGACACCGACACCGAGGCCCCGGTCTTTACCCCGCCCGTCCAGGCGGGAGACGCCGCCTATATCCGGGAGCCCTGGCACTACCGCCACGACCCACCCGGAGAGGACAAGGTCGTTTTCGCCGCCGACCTCCCGGACGGCGATCCGGGCCACAAGTGGGCCTCCCCGGTCTCTATGCCGGAGGCCGCCGCCGTCCGCTACGTCCGGGTCGTGAGCGTGGCGGCCCTCCACCACGAGGCCGCCTCCGTGTGGGAAATTGTCCTCGATCTCGTGGATAAAGCCCAGGCCGTCGCCATCGACGCGGGCCTCCCCTACTCCTCCACGGAGCCCGGGGAGGGGTCGGACGCATATACCGCCTCCGGGGATATGGCCCCGGAGGATCGGGAACTCTACGCCGCCGCCATCGAGTCAGACCGCGCCCTTTTGGAGGCAATCACCGCCCGACTGTCCGAAATCACCGTGGAACTCACCACCGCCACCGAGGAGGTCAAGGAAGCCCTCCTCAAGGAACGGGACGGCCTCGCAAAAGAGGCGGAGGAGATTACCCGGGCCCTCATTGACGCCGGAGCGGTACAAATGGGAGTTGACCTCGCGGCGGCCCCTTCGGAGGAGCCGGACGCCGCTCCCGATAAGGAGGAGGCCGCCTGCGATCCCGAAGGCGAGGCCGCCGCCGATCCCGGCGAGGAGGACGAGGAGGTCGGCTCCTTTACCCTCGGAAAATGCCGCTTTTGCGGTCGGGAGTGGGGCGTTACCCTTGAGGGCTCCAAGTCCGGGGGCTATCCCACCCAGCGGACGGCGGACGCCGCCGCAACCCGGGCTTGCACCTGTGAGGAGGCCACCGCCAACCGCTCCGAGCTTCTCGGGGTAGCCGTCGCCGTCACAACGGGGGCCTGTCGGTATTGCGGACAGCTTCAAGAGGTCGGCCCCCACCCCACCCAGGCCGCCGCGGACGAGACCGCCTCCGAGGTGTGCTCGTGCGCCGGGGCCAAGCGTGAGCGGAGAGTCCGGGAGCAGACCGAGGACGCCCAGGAGAAAATCTCCCGCATTTTCGGGGAGGAGGCCGAGTCCCTCGGCTTTAGAGCGGCCCCGGAGGAGACCGTGGGCCTCTTAAATCTCACCGTGGGCCTGATCGCCCGGGGATTTATCTCCTCGGCGAACATGAACCTCCTCGGCTTGTGTAGGGCGAAGCTCTCCGTCACGAGCAAGGGCAAGATCAAGGTCTCCCGGAGCGAGACCCGTTCCTTTGACCTTGAGAGCGGAGAATGAGGAGGGCCCTATGGATATAACCGTCAAAATGACGCCCGAGGAATACGATTACTTCCGCCAATACCAGCGCAAGAAGGATTTTTTCGAGCGGCGATTTAAGGAGGAGACCGAAAAATTCCACAAGAAGCACGAGGAGCTATGCTCCGCCGTACTCTGCGCCCTCGAGGTTGAGGACTCCGACCTATACGCGGGCGATAAGGTGATCGAAACGGCCTCCGTCGCCACCATCAAAGACAACACCGCCGCAGTAAAAGCCCACGACCTCGCCGCGGAGTGGTACGCATGAGGCCGCCCATAAAATACCCTGGCGCGAAATGGTCTCTTGCGGACTGGATTATAGGAGAAATGCCACCCCACAAAGCATACCTCGAGCCCTTTTTCGGGAGTGGTGCCGTGTTCTTCAATAAAGAGCCCTCGAGATATGAGACCATTAACGATCTTGACGGCCTCGTGGTAAATTTCTTTAAGGTGTGCCGAGATTGCCCGGATCAGCTGGCAAGGGCGATAAATTTAACCCCCTTCTCGAGAGAGGAATTTATGTCCATACAAGAAGTTGCCGCGGGAGAAGAAATACAGCTGACGGGAGACCCGGTCGAGGACGCGAGGCGCTTTGTTGTTCGGTGCTGTCAAGGCTTTGGAAGCAAACTCGCCGATCGCGTAGGGTGGAAAAACACGAAGCGACCAACGGGCCCCAACAACGCCGCGATTTGGAGCCAAATTCCCGAAACGATCTACGAAGCGGCGGCCCGACTGAAAAACGCGCAAATCGAGAACACGGACGCCGTACAGCTGATAAAGGCGAGCGACGACCCGGAATGTCTAATATATGCCGATCCCCCATATCTCGGAGACACTCGAGGAAGGAAACGGATTTACCGCCTCGAAATGCTCGACGAAGCCCACCACGCCGAACTCCTCGACGCCCTTATCTCACACAGTGGCCCGGTTATTATCTCGGGCTATGATTGCCGCCTATACAATGAAAGGCTGGCCGGGTGGAGAAAAGAGACTCATGTCGGGAGGTCGAACTCCGGGGCAAAACGCCGGGAGACAATATGGCTAAATTTCGATGGAGGGCAAATTACCTTGTAAAGGAGCTAATTATGGGAAAATACGCCGAAAATACCGCCGTTTCCTCCTCCCGCTCCCGGGACGAGATCGAGCGGACTCTCTCGCGGTACGGGGCGACACAATTCGCCTACGCCTGGGCGGAAGACCGGGGAATGATCGGATTTGTCATAAATGGGAAGCAAGTCCGCCTATCCGTCCCCCTCCCGGATCGGTCGGCCCGTGAGATCACCCATACGCCACAAAGGGGAATTTTACGCTCACCGGCCCAGCAAGAGGAAGCCTACGAGCAAGCCGCCCGGCAACGGTGGCGGGCCCTGGCCCTCGTGGTAAAGGCCAAGCTCGAAGCGGTAGAGGCCGGGATTTCCATTTTCGAGCGGGAGTTCTTCTCCGACATTGTCCTCCCTGACGGGCGGACGGTCGGAGAATACGTCCTCCCCCAGGTTGAGGAGAGCTATCGGTCAGGGCTCATGCCTCCCCTTCTCCCAGCCCTCGGCGGTGGGAGGGGCGATACATGAACAAGGCCCTTTTCTCCTCCGCCTGTGACGAGTGGGAGACTCCTCCCGATCTTTTCGCCGCCCTTGATAAGGAGTTCCACTTCGCGCTTGACGCTTGCGCTCTCCCGGAAACGGCAAAATGCCCCCGGTATTTCACCCCGGAGGACGACGGCCTTTCGAGGCCGTGGGCCGAGATTGCGGGGGGGGGTGCTATTTTCTGCAATCCGCCGTATTCACGGCGGACGAAGGACAAGCCCGGTCAAGAGGACTGGATCAAGAAGGCCGCCGAGGAAGGCTCAAAGCCCGGGGCGGTGGTGGTCATGCTTTTACCAGCTCGGACAGATACCGCCGCCTTCCATGGGTACATATACCATCGGGCGGAAATCCGCTTTATCAAGGGCCGAGTGCGCTTCCGCATAAATGGCAAGCCCGCCACCGCCGCCCCGTTCCCGAGTATGATCGTTATTTTCCGAGGCCCAAAGCCGTAAGGAGGACACCATGAAGCACAAAGCCAAAAAGACCGCCGCCCGGGTGTGGCGGGCCCTCAATATCCGCCTCCCCGCCCTTCTGTTTTGGGCGGTGGTGCTATGGATCACCGCGGAGCTCTACGCCGTCGCCTCTGCCCACGCCCTCCTCGAGCGGGGATATGAGGCCATCGGCGGAGAGGCGTTTATCTGGCTCCTCCCGCTCGCGGTCTATGCCCTCAAGCGGTGGGCGGCCCGGGCGATCCAGCGGGCGGAGCCCATGGACGCCGACTATACCGTCATACCGCCCGCAAAAATGGAGGACGTAGCAGAGGCCGCCGTGAAGCTCTCCGGCGTTATGGCGGCGGTGGGGGTCTCCGCGGAGGAAGCGGCGGCCTCCTTCAAAGCCTTTTCGGAGGCGGCAAGGGAGGCCCGGGGCCCGGACGAGATTATTTGCGTCGCCCTAAACCCCGGCCTCACGCCCCGCCAAAAGAGGAAGATCATAAAGCAGTTAGAGAGAAGCCTTGACTCCGTGGGAGCCGGGAGGAGGTTATAATGGCCTATTTCAACGTCTGCCCCAAATGTGGGAGCCACCTCGACCCGGGCGAGAGGTGCGATTGCACCGAGGACAAGCCCTCCGCCCCGGCCTTGCAAAGGGCCGTTGCGGAGACCGCAAGAGTTATCCCCACCGAGCGGGCCTATTTCGAGGGCCAAAGGGGAGAAAGGCTTGTCAGACGCTCGCCTTTCGGCCTTGAGCGTCGCTACTAAATAAAAAGCCCCCGACGCTTGACGAGAGCGTCGGGGGCACAACCGCCAGAAGGTCGATTGCTATACCTTATATATAATATCACCTCTCGGGCAAAAAAGCAAGGGCCACAACCAAAGAAAAGGGCGGTTTTTGCCATGAGACGAGCAAAAAGAAGGATATTCTCCGGGGTGGTATGCGAGCAAATCGTTTTTTCCATTCCCGACCGTTTGAAAAACCTCGATAAAGCGGAGCCGAGGCCGAGATTTAAGAACGAGGCGGAGCGGGAGGCCCACAAAATCGCTATTTCTCGGAGGAAGCACAACGAACTTTTCAACGAGAATTTCTCCCCTACCTCTTTATATAGCACCCTGACCCTTGATAATGAGCATGAGGTACATACATTCGACGAGGCGGACCATATTGCAGACCTCTACGTCCGCCGCCTCAAGTATGATTATCCCGACGCCGTAATCTTTGTCTACATGGGCCGGGGCAAGTCCACCGCCCGGATACACCTCCACATGGTGAGTGAAGGAGTCCCAAAGGACGCCATTCTCAAGAAGTGGGGCCTCGGGCCCATTATCAGGATCGAGAACCTCAGGGAACACAACTATTACGACGGCAAGGACTACGGTCAAGATTATACCGGCCTCGCAAATTACCTTTTCGACCACTGGACGCCGGAGCAAGGGGGCCACCGCTGGAAGCAGACCCGGAACGCAAGGAAGCCGGAGCGGGAGGAGCCGACCGAAATCAAGCGGGAATATACCGAGAGTCGCCCGCCCAGGCCGCCAAAGGGCTATATCCTTGTCGAGGCGTCCTCGAATAGCTGGGGATACCTTTATTTTAAGTATGTCGTGGAGCCGCCCAAGAAGAAGGCCCGGAAAAGGCCTCCCCGACCGATTGAATAAATCGGCCTTTTATAGCCTTGTAAATGCGTAAAGTTTTACAACCAACCCTCACCAGAAAAGGAGAAAGGGAAATGAACATAAACCGACTCGCAAAGGAAGTCCACGCCAACGCCGTCGCTCATGGGTGGTGGGAAAAGCCACCCTCCATCCCGGAGGCCCTTTGCCTGATCCATGCGGAGGTATCGGAGGCGTTGGAGGAATACCGGGACGGGAAGCCGCTCGTTTATGGAACGTGCGCCCTCGGCCCGGAAGGGTGCGCCTTTTCCTCCGACTGTGAAATGGTGGGCCATCCATCCGAGCCGGGAGTCCCGGGCTCTTGCAAGCCGGAGGGGGTGGCGGTAGAGCTTGCCGACGTGCTCCTCCGAACCCTCGACCTCATGGAGGCCCTCGGAGTGGACATTGACGCCGTTGTCATGGCAAAGCACAGATACAACCAGAGCCGGGAATACAGACACGGAGGGATGGCCCTATGAGGGCCACAGCCCCGGAAATGCGGGGGGGGGCGTCTAAAATCTGAACCAAGGAGGCGTTGTCGATGATAAATTACTACAAGTCGGCGGAGAGGACGCTCTCTGCCCGACCAGACCTTGACCGGGCCCTTGAAAATCTCAAAGCCAGAAAAGAAGCCGTGCTCTTGCGAGGACGGCCTCAAGGCATGAGGACGGCGGACACCACTCGCCCCTATATCTCGGAGGGCAGGGTGAACGACACCCTCTCGTCATGCGTGGAACTGGCCGAGCTCGACCGGGAGATTGCTACCACTCAAGCCACCATTGAGGGTATAGACCGAGCCCTCGACCAGCTCCCAGAGGCCGAGGCTGCCGTCCTCCGGGCGTGGTACATCGACAAGGCCACAAAGGAACAGATCGCAGACCGCCTCAACTACGCCTCCGCCACCACCGTCTACACGCTCAAGAATAGGGGCGTCGCCGCCTTTGCCGTGCTCTACTTTGGGGCCGGTGCGCTGGGCTCCACCTGAAATTGAAAAAAACGTGTAGAGACAAGTCCGTTTTCCCGTGGTATTATTATATCGTGCCAATGCGGCGAGGGGATAACCCAAGCCTCAAGCGGCCTGTTTTGTTGAAGCCCTACGTTCCTACGCAGGGTAGCAAGTAGACAAAACGGGCCGCTTTTCTTTTTTGCAAAGGGGGCCGAGCCCGTGAGAGAGTTCGCCCGTTCCTTCTACGCCTCCAAAGAGTGGAGACAGACAAGAGAGTTTATTTTCCAGAGAGACAAAGGACTTTGTGTGAAGTGTGGCCGTCCGGGCGAGATCGTTCACCACAAGACACACCTCACGCCGGAGAACATAGACGATCCAACGGTAACGCTCAACGAGGACAATCTTGAATTGCTTTGCAGAGATTGTCATGGAGTAGAGCACACAAAGGATTTACCGATTGACGAAAGCCTTATGTGGGACGAGGACGGAAACCTCGTGCCTCGGGCAACGG